GCATCAACAATGCAATTGCATTATTAAAGCTTTACAAATTATCTAATCAAGAAATCAAAACCATCATAACCGCAATGGTAATTGGATAGGAGGAAATAACATGTTAGTAGTTAACAAGAGAACTGGTCAGGTTGAAGAATTTAGCACTTTTGAACACTATATGGATGATGAACTTCGCGAACGTGTCGCGTGGGAACTTGCACCGTGCAGTGATAAGGATTTCATGGATCGCTATGTATATCTTCACTATGAAACTTTTGCTGAAGAATTTGAGATTAATTAAGGAGGAAAGGAAATGAAGATTTATATAGTTGCACATGAAAATATTGTATGTCCAAAAGAATATAGGAAAGTCGAAATTGAAAAGGAAGAAGTACTGCACTATATTAAAAGATCAGTAGCATATGATGATATGCTCGAAAATTTGAATGATATGGATAGTGTCGAAATCATGGAAGATGAATATGTAGCTGAACTTGTGAATGGCTGGTTAACCAATCAAGTGGAAGAATTTTACAAAACAGGATATTATGATCTTGGTGATTTTGATTTAGTGATTGAGAATTAAGAGCGGGTTTCCCGCTCTTTGGGAGTTGAAAAATGAAAATGGTTAACAGAAACAGTGATAATACTGAACAATATAGTCCATTTATTGTAATCATGTATGAGTATTTGCTATGTGAGATGATAAGAGTAAGGAATGCCCAAATTATAAAATGAGAATTTATTTAGATGAGAAACTTGTTTTTTCGAAAATTGTGCATCTTACTGAAGGATTAAAAATTGTTGATAGCACTTATTACGAAATACAAAAGATTAAGGAGGAAACGAATGTACATAGACTTTAAAGAAGTTTTAGATATTGATCTGAAGGACTTACATTTTTCGGAAAAAAGACATGATTTAGCACCGAAACATTGGTATGAAATGTACGGATTTCTGATCATACCGATTGAATGGAATTATTGCATTAAAACACAATTTAATAGAATTTTTGGGGATTTTCCAACAAAAGAAGCGGCAGAAGAATATATTTTACTTTATTTAAAAAATCATTATCTTTTCTTTGAACTTCCAAAAGATGAAAGAGAAAACTTTGAGTGTATTGCAAAGTCATGGGAAGATAGAATCTATGAAGATAAAGATGGTTGGCGTTTGCATTTAACCATCAATGGGAATTACATTGAAAATCCTGAGGGTTATGTTTATCATCGACGGTATTATAAAGCCAGTACAGCGATTGCAGATATTGAATATCGAAAGAGTCATCGAAAACCACCTCAAACAGAATATGAGAGAAAGGGAATTAATCCAGAAACAGGAAGGTATATTTCCAGATACTTTGCAAGGAAAGCGAATTGTGAAAGAAAAAAGATCGTAAAAGTTGAAAATGAATACGTCCTAATGGATGAGACAGAATATTATGAATATAGGAAAAAATAACCGACAATATTTTTGGATAGGAATTGTAATGTTACTGCTTGAGTTTATTATAATTTTCTTCTAAAGTATTACAGGAAAGGAGCAAATAAAATGAAAAAACAATACTTTTGGATAGGCATTGCGATCATATTCCTTGGAGTATTATATTTTGGTTATAACTTATTTGTCTATTTACACGCGATGAACATGTACAGTGAGGTGTTGCAGAATCTATGAGAAAAATTGAAGCATTATTTGAAATACGTGATAGAATATATAGAAACCAACCATATACTTTATGGTATAATCTATATACCGACGATGTCTGTTTAGATTTAGAAGATACAGAAAATGATCAAATGGCATTAGATTGGATAAATATTACTGATAAATTAGAACGATGTGATATTTTAGATTTAAATCGTGTCATTAAAGAATTGAGAGATTCTTTATTGAATATATAATCTTTTCTTTTTAACAATAGGAGAAAACAAAATGAACGAATTAAGTGTACAGAAAACAGTGCAGACCTTACCTGAAGAATTGAAAATGAATGTTTTCAATGCTTTGAACAATCCGGATTACAAAATTTCAGACTGCTACGGTCAGCAGATTGAAGTGCAGGCTTGGTTAGTTTATCCAGTAGAGATGAAATCACAGCAGACAGGGGAAATCGAACTATTACCAAGAACAATTATCATTGACACAGCAGGTAAATCTTATTCTGCCTTATCCAGAGGTTTTGCTGGAGCTGTAAGAAATTATCAGTTGATCTTTGGTGAGGAAGTTATTTTAAACAAACCGATCACCATTGAAATCCGTCAGGAAGGAACAGGAATGAAAAAGTATGCCACATTTAATTTAGTATAGGAGTTAAAATATGGCAAAAAAGCCAAAACTAACACAGGCTTACCGCAAGCGGCGACAATTCGCCGCTTCTGCGGTAAGAAGTTATAACACCGCGGTTACAAGGATTGAAAAACAGTTCGGCAAGAACTATGCACCACCACGTCGTTCGGTGGATGAGCTAATGAAGAACTATCCAAACATGAAAGCATTACGTTCCGAAGTAAAGCAGATGAAGAAAATCCCGTCTCCGAAGAATCTTGAGATTGTGAGAGTAAAAGACGTTTTAACGTCTACTTATGCCATATCAGAGACGGCGAGATTAAACCAGAGAAGAAACGAAAAGAGAAGAAAAAGAGCAGAAAAATATGGTAGATTTGTAGAAGGAAGATCTGGCTGGACATCATCACAAGAACAGGCTTTGCAAAGACCTGTAGCTTTTGATGAAGAGCGATTTAATGATCCAAATCAATGGGCAAGATTTAAACACAGTCTAATGATTGACTTATCAAAAGAAAGAAATATTGACACTTATTATCAAAACTATTTAAACGGAATAGAAGACGAATTAGGACCAGAAATTCGAGGGGTAGTAGAGGAAGCTCTGGGGGATATTAGTCCGGAAGAATTTTACCAATTAGCGTTAACTGAAGATTATCGAGACGTGTTTACAATCGAATTTATAATTTACATGCCAATTTCCGCAGAGCAGAAAATTCAAGAATTATTATGGGGAATTGAGCAAGTAAAATCCTATGTCTAAGACGGAGATTTTTGCGGCAGATTTTGAAACAACAACGGATCCAGAAAAAACGGAAGTTTGGGCATGGGGAATTAGTAATTTAGATTGTATGTCATCCTTTGAATGTGGAACAAATATTCAATCTTTTATTGAATTTTGTTATAAACTAAAGAAACGAAGCAAAATCTATTTTCACAATCTCAAATTTGACGGAAGTTTTATTGTAAATTATTTATTACAAAACGGATGGACACATAAGCAAGACAAGTTAGAAGAAGCATGTGAGTTTAGGACATTAATTACCGACCGCAATCAATGGTATAAAATTGAATGCAATTTTTACTATACGACCCAGAAAAGAGTAATGAAGATTTTTAAAGTTACTTTTGTTGATTCGTTGAAGTTGATACCGATGCCTATTAGTAAAATGCCAAAGACATTTAATTTGGGAATTGAGAAATTAGAAATTGATTACGATGAAGACAGAGAGATTGGAGGATCGTTATCTCAGCAAGATTTTGAGTACTTAAAAAATGATGTCATTATTTTAAGAGATTCGTTAAATCAAATGTTTGAGAATAACATTAACCGACTAACGTTATCTTCTGCGGCGATGAATGACTTGAAAGAAACGATAGGAAAACGAAAATTTGAAAGAATCTTTCCAACTTTGCAAAATGATGAACCATATCTAACGAATTTAAACTTATCAAAGCAAGAAAATTTAGCATTATCTATTGATAAAGAGTTACGACATGCCTATCGCGGTGGATGGACTTATTTAAAAAAAGGATATGAGGGAAAAGAATTTGAGAATGTAGTTGTTTACGACGTAAATTCTCTTTACCCTTATGTCATGTCAGAAAATATATTTCCATTCGGAGCGCCGATCATCACCCATGATCTGGAAGAGATCGTCGGATATAGTCTTTTTATTATTGTCTTTGAATGTGAATTTTGGTTGAAAGAGGGTAAATTACCTACGATACAGATTAAAAATTCACAATTATTTAATGGAAGAGAGTATCTGGAAAATAGTAAAAGTGAAATTGTGAATTTAACCTTAACTTCGGTTGACTATGAAATGTTTTTAGAACATTATGAAGTTGCGTATTTTAAAGTGCATAAGGTTTACTATTTTCGCGGCACAGAGAATCTCTTCACTGAGTTCATCCATAAATGGGCGGCAGTAAAAGAAAAGGCAGGAAGAGAAGGGAATAATGGGTTACGTTTTATTTCAAAACAGATGCAAAATTCGACATATGGTAAATTTGCGACGAATCCGTTAAAATCACAAAAAATTCCTTACTTAGAAAATAATATTTTACGATTCCAAACAATGGCACCAGAATTTCGTCCAGAATATTATTTGCCTGTTGGATTATTTGTCACCGCGTATGCAAGAAAACATATCATATCCTATGCGCAGAGAAATTATGACAGCTTTATTTACTGCGACACAGACTCTTTGCACTTAAAAGAAAAATCAGACAATATTCCATTAGACAATGAAAAATTAGGATATTTTAAAATTGAAAAAGAATTTGATAGAGCAAGATATATCAGAGCGAAACGATACATTGGAGAAAAAGACGGTGAGTTATTAATCACCTGTGCGGGTCTGCCAGCAAAATGTTATGAACAAGTCACGTATGATAACTTTAAAACAGGTCAGATTTATACAGGGAAATTAATGCTCACCCAAACGGAAGGCGGGGCTGTATTAATTGAAACTACATTTCATTTAAAATAGACTATACGCACATTTTTTGATATAATAAATATGTACAGGTTAGCGGAAAGAATGATGAAGGGAATCCACGGATTAAGCCCCGCCCGGAGATCTATAGCTATGGGAATAGTGTTCTTCTGCGCCTGTACATTCTTAAAAAGGGGCGAAATAATGTATTATAGTTATGATAATTGTTTAGAAAAGAAAGCATTATTTAATTTTATCACAGGCGAACGAGGAAATGGTAAGACTTACGGATATAAAACGCAGATCGCTTGTAAAAATTATTTTGAAAAAGGTGAAAATTTTGTCTATTTACGAAGATTTGAAAACGAATTAGTAAAGGCGGCAAAGTCTTTTTTCAAAGATATTACACATTTATATCCGGAAACACAATTCAAAATAACGACGGGGAGAAGCGGAACTTTTTTCTATGAACGCGAGCGTGGAATAGAAAAAGGTGGATGGAATCTTATGGGTTATGGAGTGGACTTAAATACTGGTGGAAAAGATAAATCTGTATCTTACGCCGGAGTTACTTCCATATGTTTTGATGAATTTCAGAGCAAGAGATACTTAAAAAATGAGATTCGCTTATTTTTGGACCTTTATGAAACGATATCTCGAATGAATGATGTTCCGGTATATTTTCTATCCAATAGTATTAATGTTTCCAATGTTTATTATGATTATTTTAACTTATCCCAGCCTTACGGGAAAAAGCGTTGGAAACTAACGGATAATGGGTTAATTTACTTGGAGCACACCTTATCGCAAGATTATCGAAACAAGAAAAAATCAACTCGGTTCGGGCAGTTGATCGAGGGATCTAAGTTCGAGCAATATGCAATAGATAACGAATATGTTGAAGATACTAAGGACTTTATTAAAAAGAAAACCGGAGATGTCAAGAGCGTATGCAATCTTGTATATTTGGATAATGAGTATGGGCTTTGGTTTGATCGCAGAAATGGGTACCTGTATATGGATTCTACTTTCGACAAGTCACGTGTAACGTATGCATTAACCAGAGAAGACCATACCGAAAATACCTATTTTGCAAATCGAGGAAGAAAAATTGCGTGGCTGAATCTGATGATTCAGGGATACGAGCAGGGATTTCTATATTTTGAAAACCAGCGCGTCAAGCGGATTGGTTTGGAGATTTTAAATATGATTCGTTAAAGGAGGGTCGAATGGAACAGATTATGTCTTATATTTCCACGGTAGGATTTCCGATCGTGATGTGTCTGCTTTTTTATTATCAAATGACAAAGTCAGATGAACACATGAATGAAATGTTAACACAGATTAAGGTTATGGTGGAAGAAATTAAAAAGGCGGTAAACAATGGCGGTACAGACGTATAGCATGAGAACTGACGCAAACACCAATGTATCGGAACATTTTAAGGTTCGTGAGTTTGCGTGTAATGATGGATCGGATACCGTGCTGATCGACGATGCTCTTGTCGAACGATTGGAGAGGATTCGCGGCGTTTTCGGCTCGGGAATTACAATAACGTCCGGGTACCGTACTCCATCGTATAATGCCGTGGTAGGTGGTGCGGCATCCAGTCAGCATACGAAAGGAACGGCCGCTGATATTCAGCTTCGAGGTGTACCGCCCTTAGCCGTAGCAAACTACGTGGAAGAAACCTTTTCGACCGGTGGAATCGGAGTTTACGGTACTTTTACCCATGTGGACACGCGAAGCTCCCGTGTTATTTGGAAAAATAACGGATCGAACACCGTGAGAAGTACCGGGGCCTCCGAAGGTTATTGGCGTGAATTTCAGAACGGCGCCGATCCCGGCGGCGGGGGAGAAGGCGGGGGCGGAGAGTCCGGAGCGATTGATGTTACGATCCGCAGATTTACGGTAGTCTTTAAGCGCCCCAACGGGAAAACGTATACCGCAACCTACTTTCCTTCCTATTGCAATGGATGGTGGTATTTTAACGATAGTGAGTTTTATCGTTGTGATGAAATCCTTGGAAATTATCAGCAGTATTTTAAAGCTGGCTATTGGGCGCATATTACGCACATTCAAAATATATCGGCGTCGAATGTACATTTAACAGGAGGTTCGGATGGTTAGTACTTTTACGAATTTGGACTATCAAGTGGGTAAGTATTTTAAAGTAAGAGAATTTCAGTCAAAAGATGGATATCCTACCGTTTTAATCGATGATAATTTAGTCGATCTGTTGGATCAAATCCGAGAATATTTTGGAAAACCTGTGGTCATTACTTCGGGATATCGCACGAAGTCGCATAATGCGGCAGTTGGAGGTGTATCAAATTCTCAGCATACGCTTGGAAAAGCCGCAGATATACAGGTAACCGGAGTTCCCCCAGCCGCAGTGCAGACCTATGTCTATGATCATAGTAAATATACGGTTGGAACTTATACGACGTTTACTCATGTAGATATCCGAACAAAAGTGAAGTTATTCCGTGGGAATACGGAATTTGTTCGAACAAATTATGAAAAATATAAAGCCGAAGAAATTAAGGAGGAAACAGAAATGGCAGAAAAAAGATATCAGAAATTAGAAGAAATTCCTGATTACGCAAAAGAAATTATTGAAGATTTGATTAAATCTGATATAATTAAAGGTACAGGTGAGGGATTAAATTTGACAGAAGATATGCTCCGTGTGATTGTTATTTGCTATCGCATGGCTCTTACGAACGCAAATAATATTTATCAGCTTGCGAAAAATTTAGGAGGTGAAACGAAATGACAGTATATGAAGCGTTAGACATTGTAAGTCAGGGCTTCGCGGATTCTGATGAAGGGTTGACCGCAGTTAAAACGATTGCTGATTACAACAAAGAATTAGAAGGCAAAATTGTTACGTTGGATGAAGCATTAGCTTCCGCTCATGCAGAAAAAGATGATGCTTTAAATTCTTATAATGATTTAAAAAGACGGTATGTAGAAAGGTTTATGAATGGCGACGCTACGGTAAACTCGGACACTACCGTATTAGACGAGGAAGAAACTGCTCATAGTGCAGAAGAACTTACTTATGATGATGTATTTGTGACAGAAGAAAATTAAGAGGTGTGAAATGGCAACAAAACCAAAAAATGTGAAATTAGCAAAAAACGGTGTAGATATTTTAAATGCGATTCGTAATGACGCATCCCTTTCCTTTCAGGAAAGAGTTCCTGTGGCAACGCAGGAAGATATTAAGACTTACGGTTCTGCGGTTCTCAATTTTCCGGGACTGGCAAATGAGTTCCTCGATGCACTGGTAAACCGTATTGGTAAGGTGATTCTTAGCTCGCGTCTCTATAAGAATCCGTTTGCTATGCTGAAAAAGGGTATGCTTGATTACGGAGAAACCATTGAAGAAGTATACACTTCTCTTGCTAAGGCAAAGATTTATGATCCGCAGACAGCGGAAACGGAGTTCATGAAACGTGAAATTCCAGATGTAAAGTCTATTTTCCATAAGCTGGACTATCAGAACTTCTTTAAAACGACGATTCAGAGAAGAGATCTGGAAAGAGCGTTCCTTTCAGAGGACGGTGTTTACAATCTGGTAAGCGATATTATTTCCAGCCTGTACTCCGGTATGGAATATGACGAATTTATTACCATGAAGCAGTTGATTGTAGAATATGCAAAGAAAGGGTTATTCTATGAAGTGGAAATCCCGACGGTTACTGCGGATAATATGAAGTCAATCATTTCTACCGTAAAGGGTTATAGCAATAAGCTGACCTTTATGAGTACTCAATACAATGCTATGGGAGTTCCGACCTATACGGACCGCAGTTCACAGATTATCTTCATCGACGCAGAATTTGATGCAATGATGGATGTGGAAGTACTGGCTTCCGCATTTAACATGGATAAAGCAGAGTTCATGGGAAGAAGAATCTTAATTGATAACTTCGGTGAGCTTACCGGGGCAAAACTGCTTCTGTGTGACGAAAGCTTTTTCCAGATCTATGACGTACTTCTCCAGTTTGAAGATGTTCGCAATCCGGAAGGACTGTATTGGAACTACTTCCTTCATAAGTGGACAGTATTTTCTGTTTCTCGTTTTGCAAATGCGATTCTGTTTACTGTTCCAGATAATGAGATTACAGGAATTACACTGAATCCATCTAACAGTGTCATTCAGAGATCTCAGTTGCCAAAAGATGTGACCATCAATGCGACGATCAAGTCCACGGGCACGGTAGATGATACCCTTGAGTGGGAAATGACCGGAAATGAATCTACCGAAACAACCATGACGGTTGTAAATAATACTCAGGTTCGAGTACATGTTTCTGCAAATGAAAAGATTCCAAACACGTTTAACATTATTGCAAAATCGAAGCATTTTCCAGTTAGCCAGACGGCTACCATTTTGACGAGGGAAAATGTTTAACTCTACTCCTTTCCTTTTACTATATGATAGCCTGCCAAGAAACGGCAGGCTATCACTGAATTGGAGGTAAGAATATGATTCGTCCTTTAATTGGTCCATCGACAACAGTTCGTGTATGTCAGTCGATTCCGTTAGATAATACCTATACGGACACGATTTTGTTTACGTCAAAAACTGCACAGGAAAGCTATTTTGCATCGAAAACGAAAAAGACGTATAGCGGTTTAACCTATCAGCGTCTGGCATCGAATAGTTCTACATGGGCAATCTTTCTGGAAGATGTAGCCGATTATTTTTACGATTGTAACTATTTATGTTTCCAGAATGGGGGCTTTGGTAATAAATGGCTTTATGCCTTTATTTCCGATATTTTATATATCAATGAAAACTGCACTGCGATTACGTTTGAAATTGACGTCATGCAAACATGGCTTTTCGATTTTGAAATTAAAAAATCATTTATCGAGCGTATGCATGTGTCGGATGATACCATATCAAGGAATGTGGTAGAAGAAGATCTGAATTTCATGCAGAGATATGAATATTACAAGGTGGAAAATTCGGGTTTATTTGAACCAGTTACTCGGTCTGCCTCGGGGGAGTTTGATAATAATTTAGAATATCGTTCCTTAATATTGGCCACTACATCGGAAGATATTGACGATGAGGATGAAGTAAAAGAAGGTCAGCTCATACAGAATACCTATCAAGGTCTAAAATATATCGGATTTGATGTTGAAAATAATGGAGTAGAAAATTGCAACGCTTGGTTAAAACGTATGAACGAAGGTGGAAAGGCTGGGGCGATTAGCAGTATCTCCATGGTTCCATGGAAAGGGGTTACTGTTACTCCGGCAGATCATGGAAAATACGATGTTACTGCCCTTTCCGGTACGGCGGTTGTCGATGAAAAAGAATACGATATCAACTATTCCACTCTCGATGATGATTATGTGCCGAAAAACAATAAGCTGTTCTGCTGGCCTTATCATTTCTTCAGTATTACCACGCTCGACGGTCAAAGTTACGATTATAAATATGAGGATATCATAGAAAGCGATCCTACTCCGGGAACAACGAAGATGAAGTTTAAATTTAAATTTGCGTTTGGAACTGACCCTACCTATATGATGTATCCATCCTACTATATGAAATGCAAGAACAACTATGACTATGGAATCAAACTTTCTGGTTTTCCGAAATGCAATTGGAACTTTGGTGTATGGGAGAACTACTATGCACAGCAAGATACCAATATTACCTTGAGTATGTTAGCTTCGGCATTAGGTTCGGTATCTTCCGCTTCTGGTTCTGTTGTTAGTGACGCCGGAAGCAAAAAAGGGCTGGGAGTCGGAACCGGTTTAGCTATTGCTCAGGCGGGTTTAGGTACATTGCAGGCCGGCCTTTCTACTTTCGGCGGATTATCCGTAGTCAAAAGTCAGCCAGATCAAAGCAAAGGTGCAAATAATGTCGGCGGTGTGAATTACAACATGGAAACAATGGATTTTTGGATTATTCATAAAAGACTGCATTGGGGTTATGTTGTAAAAATTGATGATTACTTCACCAAGTTTGGATACCGTGTCAATAGTACCGGCGTCCCAAACTTGCACACTCGAAAATATTGGAATTACCTGAAGTTAGATCAGCCGTCGGTGACCGGTAACATGCCTGTTGGAGATATGCGTATGATTAAGCAGATTTTAACCAACGGAATCACGTTTTGGCATACCACCGACGTCGGAAATTATGATCTAAATAATAATGAAGGAGTGTTAGGACATTGAAAAACCGAGGATTGCCTTTAGAATGGTCGGATAAAACCATTCTGCGAATGAAAAACGCGATATTTCACGATTATTACAATCGTATTCGAAATATCGCCTTATCGCGTTATGAATGGAGAGATCTTCCGGACGATATGAATGAAAGATATATCGAATGGTTGCTATTTTACAATGGCAAGTGTGTCTTCTTCTACGATGAAATTCTGGAAAAATATCTCTCACTGCAGTGTACCACAACCGGCGAGATGGACTTTTACAATCTGCCGAAAAAGGTTACCGCATATAGTACCAATGTAAATTATACCTACAAAGAATTAGATATGAAAAACTGTGCTCTGTGTTTTAATAACTTGAGCTGGTTACCTGATGAACCGACGGCTTATCTCTTTGCGCAGAAATTGACCAGCATTGAAATGAATATTCTGTCTAACGTTGAATTGCAGAAGTTCGCACTGATTGTCAAAACACCAGAGAAAAAGAAACTTACCTATAAGAATCTGATGCAGAAATTCTTTGGCTATCAACCGTTTATTATGACATCGGAAGGAACACCGATTGATAACATTGAAATTTTGAATCAAAATATTCCATATATCGCAGATAAGTTGCAGATCCAAAAGATTAATACATGGAAAGAAATGTTATCTGCCTTTGGTATCGTTACCCCCGCTTCGGAAAAGACGGAACGCCTTGTTTCGAATGAAGTAACCGCTGGGTTAGGATATTCCGAAATGGCCCAGAATGTAGGTCTTGTGTCACGGCGCCAAGCGGTAGAACATTTCAATGAACTCTTTGGTACGAACGTATCCGTAGACTTTCGTTCCAACCTTTACGCAGATATTCTCGGAGAAAATACACAGGGTTATACTTATAATACCGATCAGGATAATCCAGAAGATGATACTTTCTCTACGCAAAGAATTGCACGACAGTCTAAGGGGGTGAGCAGTAGTGAGTAGCACAACAACTATGGTGCGCTGGTATTGCGAATATTTATATAACCAAGTAATTAATGACAATACCAAACCCCCAAATAATTGGGTCACGGATGTAAATACCATCATCCCCGCCGTATGGGAAAAGATCTTCTATGATTTTCCCATCTGGGAAGAATCCTATCGTCCTACCCTCTGTCAAAAGATTTTACGACATTATTACTTCCGGGAAATTGGTGAAGAAACTGTTGAATTTTGGAAACTACGTTTACAGCAAACCCTCGGCGAGATCATGCCATACTATATTCAACTGTGGGAAACAACTCAAGTAAAATATGAAAAACTTTGGACAAGAAACTACATTGAAAAATATCTCGGAAATGAAAATCGTACCGAAGACAAGACATCAAACGAATCAAGCGACTATCATGACACTGCGACAACTTCTGATACAGCAAATACGTTAACTGATTTTACCGACGATGCCAAGACCAATATCAAACAGACGGGAAAAACACATGACGAAGGTACCAGAACTTATTCCGAAACAGTAAAAGATGTGGCATCCAACACCCCGATGAATCAGTTAACATGGAACGATCTGGAAAATAATCTATATGCCACCTCAACAGATTTTCGTTCCACCTCGGGAAATGAGAACACAACGAATGACGGTACCTCAGAAAATACAACGGATCAAACCTATAACGATACTTCAAACACAAAAGTTGATTCTACTTATGATCGTCATTTTACCGATGAAAATAGCCGTGATACGGACTATACTCATAACGTCAAGGGTAAAACGAATACTGATTATATTCGTGAAATCACCGGCTGGGACGGTGTAAACCCGAACGATCTTATTTTAAAGTGGAGAGAAACCCTTTTAAATATTGATGTGATGATTATTGAGGAGCTGGAAGATTGCTTCCTCGGTGTATATTATTAGGAGGTAACCATGAGATATTTAAACCCACTTCGCTATATCCACTATCATACACAGTTAGCCATTCCGACCATCTATGATGATTCTCTCTCGTTTTACGAGATCATGAACAAGACGAATCTGCACTTTAATGAAGTGATCAATGACATGAATGAGAATTATGAGATCATTGATAAAGCGTTTCAAGAGGTTCTTGAACAGACCAACAAATGGATGGAAGAAGCGAAAGCGCAAGCAGACCGAGCAGAACAGGAAGCGAATAAATCGCAAGCGTCCGCAGAAGCTTCTCAGCAAGCCGCAGAAGACGCAAGAAATCAGGCAAATCGTGCCAGCTCGGAAGCGGATCGCGCAAAGAATGAAGCGGATAATTCCGCCGCTTCTGCTGTAGAAGCCCAGAAACAGGCAGACAGAGCATCCTCGGAAGCCGATCGCGCCCACACAGAAGCCGAAAACGCAAAATCTCAGGCGGAAGCCGCGGCAAACTCCGCCCAGGAATCCGCATCGTCCGCGGCCGCATCGGCAGACAGCGCATCGGAAAGTGCCGCTTCTGCTACCGCTTCACAGAATAGTGCAAACGCTTCTGCCGCTTCTGCTACAGAGTCGAAAAACAGTGCGGATGCTTCGGCCGCTTCTGCTACAGAGTCGAAAAACAGTGCGGATGCTTCTGCCGCTTCTGCTACGGAGTCGAAAAATAGCGCAGACGCTTCTGCTATTTCAGCAACACAGGCGGCTCAGTCTGCTACAGATGCCGCAAACTCCGCGAAAGAAGCCGCAGATACTCTTGACGAAGCAAAGGAAACCTTCGTGAAAAAGGCTGGGGATACCATGACGGGTAAGCTTACCATCTCTTATGGAGGTCTTTCTGTCGATGGCTCTGCTGGGGTAACGGGAGACTTTAACACAGGTAGGTTACAAGTTGGCACCCCTTCCGAAAAGGGAAATTCCTATCTATATGGTAATCTTGATCTGAATGGTATTTTGACTATGTCCCTTGGTGGAAATAGTGCCCTTACATTTTCTGACTTTACCGAAGGGCTGAAACTTTACGCACCTTTATCGTTTGAACCTTCTCCGTTGAATATTTCCAATGTGGCAAATCCTCAAGAAGCTCTCGATGCTGTAAATAAGCAGACATTAGACAGTGAGGTAAGTTCAATTAATGTTTCACTTACTCAAGTAAATGAAAAGATTACCTCTCTTACTTCGAGAGTGGATACTGCGGAGAACAATATTAAGACGAATACATCTAATATTACGTCGCTTACTTCGAGAGTAGATAAGACAGAAACGGATATTACTTCCCTTACGTCTCGTGTGACTACGAATGAGACGAATATCAGTTCCATTAACACTGAGATTTCGAATATTAAGCAGGACATTACTACCGTGGAAGGTGACTATGTTAAGAAAGCTGGCGATACCATGACCGGCAATCTGACTATGGGTCTGAATCAAATCGTAATGGATACCGGCCATATTGCGGCTGGAAATAATACGCTTCTCTTTGAAGGTTATCCGGAAATTGATGTTGACGGTGCGAAAATTTCTATGGTTGCTGATCCTGTGGATGTCATGGATGCCGCAAACAAGGAATACGTTGATAATGCTGTTGCTGGGGTAAAACCTACTGGGGATTATCTGCCACTCGCTGGTGGTACAATGACCGGCGATATCAATATGGGAGTAAATAATTCCGTTCGATTCGGAGCGGCGAATTATGCCCTCTATCAGAATGAAGGTACTGGACATTTAGTTCTTACAGGTAACTCCAATACTGACATTGTAGAAATGAACAATATTGGCACGGTTCAGTTTGGAAATGCAACAACAATCCAAAATGTGAAAACTCCTACAAATAACGGAGATGCCGCGCCGAAATCATATGTTGATGGTCAGATTGCAGTTGCTAAAAATGTTGTGCAAGAACAGATGCAAGGATATTTACCACTCTCAGGGGGAAGGCTCTCAGGAAATCTCTTAATGGGTACAGGTGCGCAGATTGATTTTGAAGAAGGTGTACATTTAGCATATACTACAGATTTCGGTTTTGGTGTACAGACAAATGGAGGTTCTGTTGGAATCGTATCGGAAAATATTGTTCATACAGATACTCCGAACGCTCTTGGTAGTAAGTCAATTACATATTCCATTAGCGATGTTTCGGTCGTACCGGGCGCTACTGTTAAACAGTATAATTGTGACGGTACCGGTTTTCAGCAGATGCGTTTTTCTGGTTTCCAAAACGTAAAATTTGCTTCCTCTCTGTTAGTAGATGAGGACCCGAATGAAGCGATGCAAGTAGCCACGAAACAATACGTGGACCAGCACGCCGGCGGAGGGGGTGAATCTTATTATGATAGTGAACATAATATTATCTTCTTAATTAACCCGCTATCTACAGATTTAAATGTGTATGAATGTAAATGCTATTTATTAACTTCTGGTAATTATACTATAGAATTTCCAACTAATATGAGCGCAGGCGAAGTTACAATTCTACATAATTTAAATTCGTACCTTACGAGTAACAATTACGCTATGCATTCTGCTAATTCCTATTTTATAAATACAGGAGTAACAAATGCAGGGTATTCCTTTTCTGTATATTGTACATTATTTAGTAATAAAATCCGAGCTAAAGCAACTTTGAGTTACAAGACAGACTCTGCCACTTCCGTAAGTGTAAGAATAGAAGCTGGATTTTTATGTTCAGCTATACTTACAAAAACCAGATAAAAAGGGGATTAACCCCCCTTTTTATTTTTAAGACTACATTGTTAACCTACCTTTCCAAAGCTAAATAAAAATCTCCCAAGTCATAGTAACCTATTTCGTAAAAAGCATCCGGAGCAAAAGAAATCAAATCCAGTATCTTGTCAAACATATTATCATAGGACACAGATTTCATAATATAATGATCTATATCTTCCTTCATGATTTCAACTTTCTGATATGCTTCTGGAAACGTTATGTTTTCATGCGCAACAATATAAATTTTCATTTTTTCTCTCCTTACACTTCAACGAAGAAATTTAATCCTTTTTACTTTTATATATTTATCAATTGTATTAACTCCGTCTGTATAGTAAGAAAAGACGTAGTTCCCTCCTTCACGTATAGTTAATTTCGAGACATAACCTTCAGTGATTAATTTGTTAATAAAAGGGTGAATAATTCACCCTTAATTAACCTGAAATTCTTCAGCAAAAGTTTCATAGTAAAGTTCTACGTAGCGATCAAGGAATTCCTGATCGGTGCAAGGTGCGATTTCCCATGCGACTCGTTCTCTAAGGTCATCGTCCATGTAGTTTACATATGTATTAAATTCTTCGACCTGATTTGTTCTCTTGTTGATAGTTAACATGTGTTTACCTCCTATGCGATTACCATTGCGGTTATGATGGTTTTGATTTCTTGATTAGATAATTTGTAAAGCTTTAATAATGCAATTGCATTGTTGATGCTTGAACACATCATTAATGCTTTGTCCTGATTTGGTATAAGTTGCTTAATTGCTTTTGCTGTTTCCTTTGTCATCTTTTGATCTCCTTTCCTTTTGTAATTATATTATAGCACAGGATTTAAAATTAGCAATAGGTTTTACTGATGTATTATGTATACATGATGTGCTTTAGTACTTTACTGTGATGAAGTATTTGATTAGGTAAGTACTTTAGCGCTTTAGTGTAGTAAAGTCTTGAATTAGTGAAATACTTTAGCGCTTTACTGTGATAAAGTACTTGATTAGGTAAGTACTTTAGCGCTTTAGTGTAGTAAAGTCTTGAATTAGTGAAATACTTTAGCACTTTACTGTGATAAAGTACTTGATTGTGTAAACTGTTGGAGATGATATATAATTGAGTAAAACAACGTTTTGCGCAGATTAGTTTTGTTGTTAATTATTGGGGGAATATATTATTGTGTAAAACAATTGGGCCATATACACAC